TGGTGCTTCTACGCAATCAAACGTGCGTGCATCATTTAGCAATTTTGGGCCGAAGACATTTGCGGCTACTCCCGGTGTATCATGCCCCACAACAGACCGCACGGGCGCATCTGGTTATAATGCATCGAGCAACTATACCAACTTCAGTGGCACATCTTGTTCATGCCCTGTAATGGCAGCTATTGCAGCCAATGTAATTCTTGCCAATCCTGCATTGACAGAAACACAGGTCATTGATGTGATTAAGCAATCATGCAGAAAAACAGGCGGGTATGTATACGATGCCAATGGCAAAAGCTTGGAACTAGGATTTGGTGTGCCGGATATGTTCGCCGCTGTGACCATTGCTAAATCTTTGGACGGTGGTGACCCTGTGCCCGTGCCAACACCTGAATACAATCTATTTGGCACTATCTCAACGCCCGCTAATGCTGTGCAAGGTACAAGTGTGAATGTTGTGTATAGCGTGAATCTTGACAAAGCATATAGCAAAGACGTTACTACGAATGTGCAAATAGTATTTACAAGACCCGATAGCACTAAGCTCGTGTTCTATACGGGTGATGTAACTATTCCTGCAGGTCAAACAACGGTGACTAAAACAACGCCGTTTGGTTTGCCAAATAATCAATTGGGGCAATCATTGTTTACGCTTGTGATAGATCCAAATATGCAGCTGATTGAAACCAATGAGAATGATAACAGCATAAGCACGGGCACGAACATCACACCGCTTTCGCCGCCTTCAACTGGATTAGATGCAGGTGTAACTATTGATAGCTACGAATGGCTTGATGCTAACCGCGTGCGTATACGTTACACGTTTTTCAATCGCGGCACGGTAGTAATCACTAGCATGAAAGTACAACATGGTTTGGTTGGTGGCTTCACTGGCACATGGAATCGCACAGATAGAATTGAAGTAGGTAGAAGCATAACGATGGCAAGCGTTTACAACGTGACCATGCCCGTCATTCCTTTACCAACTGACTATGTGCTTACCATCACAGCTGTGAATGGTGTGCCCGATAATAACAGCGTCAATAATACAGCGCGCATGCAGATTAAAAAATAGTGCTATATTCGTTGCGTTAATGCATCAATGCGTTTTAGGTTAGAGTCAAAAAGAAAGCCCCAAACGAGGGGCTTCTTTTTTAAACCAAAATACAAAATCTATCATAGGATACAGGCGCGAATATACTCCGCCACATTCATCTTAGATGCCTTCGCATTTCTTTTTACTACTTTCATTTGCTTATCGGTTAATCTAACCGATGCTTTGTGCACATACGTTTCTGTGGTTGTTTTCATATTCTATGTAATTATTTGCAGTTGCTAAGATAGGCAATCGGTTGGATGTAACAAAACCATGTTTTTGCTACTATACCCAAATATCCAACAATGTCGAATATCAAAGAACAAATCAAATCCGTATTCAATAAGTACGGCATTGACCCTTCAAGCGTTGGTATCAAGTTCGAAGAAGAAACTGCAGCGGCTGAAGCTCCGGCAACGGAAGTAAAGTTCGCAGTAGAAGGCACTTTGAGTGATGGTACTAAAATCTATTCTACCGCTAATGAGTGGGTAGTAGGTGTGGACATCTACACTCAAGATGCTGAAGGTAATCCAGTGCCGGTTCCTGCAGGCGAGTACCTGCTTGAAGACGGTGTTACCAAAGTCTATGTTGACGAAGGTGGCCTTATTTCTGAAATCGAGCGCGAAGAACAATCTACTGAAATGAGCAGCGAAGACCTCGTTGCTGTGATTGGTCAATTGTCTGAGCGTATCGCTGCACTTGAAACTGAAAAGACAGAGCTTGCTGCTGCAATCGAATCTGCAAAGAATGAGACTGCAAGTGTTAAAGCTGAACTTGCATCAGTTAAGAAAGCACCTGCTGTACCTTCAGTTAAGTCACAAGAATTTAAGAAAAACGCTGCGCCTGTTGTTGCATCGAATGGTAACTCATTCAGCGACTTCATGGAAACAATGCGTGCTAAAAAAGTAAATTAATTCACCTCATAAATTTTAATTAAAAATGCCAACAACAACTTCACTCACCACCACCTATGCAGGTGAATTAGCTGGTGAAATCGTAGCAAAGGCTTTGTTGTCAAACGTATCAGCACAATACGTGACAATGAAGCCTAACGTACCCTACAAATCAGTAGTACGTAAAATTGATGACACTGTAACTTTCGCTGCAGGTACTTGTGATTTCACGCCAACAGGCACGATCACTTTGACCGAGCGCATTTTGACTCTTGAAGAATTTCAAGTTCAACGCCAAATCTGTAAGAAGGATTTCTTCATTGACTGGACTACTGCCGATGTAATGAGCGGACGTGTAAACACACAAATCCAAGATGCAATCATTGGCCGTTTGGTTGGTGGTATTGCTGCCGCTAACGAGACTATCATGTGGAGCGGTGTTAACGCTACTGCAGGACAATACGATGGTTTCGAGACTTTGATTAAGGCAGGTGGTTCAGGTGCAGTTTCTGCAGGTTCAGGCGCATTGAGCGATACCAATATTATCGCTACCATTTGGGATGTAATCAACACTGCAAACTCTGCTGTTAAGGGTGCTGCTGAAAAGCCAGCTATCTACATGGGACAGGCTGCATGGGAAGCTTACATGCAAGCACAAATCGCTGCCGGCAATGGATGGTATTTGACAGGTGGTCCAGAGGTTAACCGTCGTTTCGTAGGAATGTACGATATCTACGTTTGTCCGGGTATGACTGCAAACAATATCATCTTCGCACAGCCTAGCAACTTGATGCTCGGAACATGGCAGGAAAACCAAATGAACGAAGTGTTCATCTTGGATATGCAGAATTTGGATGGATCACAAAACGTTCGTTACGGTGCACGTTTCTACTTGGGCGCACAGATTGCGGTTGGTGAAGACATCACTTACTGGGGAGCATAATTAATAACTAAGGGGTGGGTTTAAACTCACCCCTTTTAAAACTATATAAAACATGGCTTGTGAATTAACCACAGGATTTACCCTCGGATGCCTTGAAGGTATCGGAGGTGTTAAGGAAGTATTGATTGCTAATTACACTCTAGCGAGTGGTGCTGATTTTATGTCGGGTGTAACTTATGATGCTGTAACAGGTGAAGTAAATGCTTTGCCTACTGCAACTATCTATCGTTATGTTCCATTCCGCAACAGCGGTTCTTACATTGAGACGGTAAACAAGAACCTCGAAACAGGTACTTTGTTTTTCTCACAAGAAGTTGCATGGACATTTGGTAAGTTGAATCAAGACATGCGCAACGAGTTTTTAAATGTTGCAAAAGCTAAGATGATTGTGTTTGTTCGCACCAATGATGACCAAATCTTGTTGGTGGGTGCAACTGAAGGTTCACAGCTTACAGCTGGTACCGTTCAATCAGGTGCGCAAAAGGCAGATTTGATGGGTTACCAAGTTACAACTACTGCAGAAAACCTTACTCCTGCTGTTCACCTCGAGCCTTTCAATCCACTTACTGAAGTGCCATTTGAAAACTTTCCGACTATTACCGTAAGCCCTGCTTACTAAGAATTGTTTTCCGTTTGTGTTCTTGTTGTATTGTAAAGGGGCAGGTTTTTACTTGCCCCTTTTTAAATAAAGTCAATGATCTATCTCCAAACAAATACAGCTGACCAACAAGTGTTCCTATCACTTGACGAGGCAAGACAATACTTTGCCACACCATTCACTAACTATTTGATGCTGTTAATACACGAGGAAAACAGCACTACGGGTGAACAACTTGCACAGGTTGCCACCATCCTTAACGAGAATACACGAATCACACAACTCGAAATCACAACCGTTGGCCTTACCTTAGCAGGCAGATACAGGTATGAAGTATACGGACAAAATTCTAGTAGCAATATTAACCCGGCAGCTGGTGTTGTTATTGGTTTGGTTGAGCGTGGATATGCTGTATTGAATCAAAACACACAATGGTTTGATGTGCCTGTTGTAACCATACCAAATGATATAATCTATGAACCATAAGGAATCAAATATAGTATCGCTGAAGCTTAGTGAATACGTAGCTAAAAGTGATGCAGAAAAAGTAGACCGCAAAGGGTGGGTAAACTACGGAGATGCAAACGATTTTCCGCAATACCTACGTGACCTATCGCACGAATCACCCGTGCATGGTAGTTTGGTTGTGGCTATTGGTGACATGGTAGCGGGTAAAGGCATCCAGTCTGAACAATATCAAGCCGAACTTGATGCACTAAACGTAGACACTTTAACCTATGCATGTGCAAAGGATTTAAAGTTGTTTGGCGGTTTCTTTATTGAAGTGATTTGGAGCAATGATAGAACGGTTATATCAAAGCTAAACGCTATACCATTTGAAGAATGCCGTATTGCAGTTAATCAAGATGATGAAAGTGAAATAGGTATTTTTCACAGCTACGATTGGGGCAACATTCGCAAGAAGAAGAA